ATAGGTATTTGAAAAAACTCACCCAATAAGTCAGCTTCTTTCTTAAAGCTGACATGCATGTGGTGAAGGTGTTTGTTAGCCCCTGTGTATTTGCGCCACTTCCAGTTAAGGACGGGAGACGCAATCCTGCCGTTAAAAATAATGTACGAGATGCGCTTTTCTGCCTTAGACTTGCAACTGATTCGAAGCTGATCTGCAAGGTCTGGCATGATATGCGGTTTGACTCCTGCACCGAATAGGTCTGCGTCAAGGTCAATGGCACGAACCCAACCCTGCTCATCTGGATTATGATCAGACTTGCGAGCAGCGTGTCGGGTATCACCGACCCAACCATCCGATGCCCGATCACGATCTGGGAAGGAATCATCTATTTGCTCTCTTAACTGAATCGCAGCTTTAGAAAGTTTAGGCTTCATGGTTTAGGTGGATTTTTAATTTCTTCTGGTATTTGCTCATACGCAATTTTTAATTCTTCCCACAAAGGCTTTTGTCGTAAATCATTCCATGCAAGATTATCAAAATCTGCTTGTTGATTTCCTGTCGTTGAGCCAAAATATTCGGCTTTTGGTAATAATGCTTCAATAGCCAATGCAATGTCCATATTAAGCCACCTTTATGATTGTTATTTGTGTATAAACTTCGGCTGCAAATCCAGTTGAAATACCAAATCCATAAGTAGCGACAGTAGAGGCAGCGTAATGTTGCACCTCAAATACTTTAGATGCAGCAATAACAACAACTCCGCTAAATGGAGAGTGTGTGACTGCTGTGTCGGTTGTATCTACATAAGAAGTACCGCCATTTATTGCAACTGTTGAATCGGTAATATTATAAAAACGAGTAACATGATTATTTACATCATAAGCAGGTGCGGAACCTTGAATCAGAAATGTGCCAGCAGGTAATGTAATTTGGTTAGAAGCAATCGAACATCCTGAAATGCCGTTAGTGCCTACAGTTGTATTTATGTCGCGGGTGCGAAAAGCGGCCGAAGTAAATGTGCCACCATTTGTGCCGCTAGTTTTTTGGTCAGAAAATGCCGCAATTGAAATACTTGCACCAGCCGAAGGTGTAGCCCATTTCAACCCCGTAGCAGTAGTTGAATCCGCTGTAAGGACTTGATCGTTAGTGCCTACTGCTAGACGAGCTGGTGTATCAGCAGCAGTAGCAGTAATTAAATCGCCCTTAGCGTCTAAAATTACAAGAGGGTCAATCGCACCCCATACAAAATCCATGTCTGTGTTGCTGTTCTTCTTTAACACTTGACCTGTAGTGCCACCTTTAAGATCAAGTAGAGATGCATCGATTGAATCGCCTAGGGTCTCAATGGCTACTGCGCCATCCTTGACCAAGTCAGTGCTGGTCGGCACTGCCCAACCAAAGTTAGGTGTTGTTGTTGCCATTAGTTTATTACTCCGATCGCTTTAGACCACTGTAGTGTAGCATTTACGCCACTCCAAAGGGTATTGGTTGGGGTTACTGTCGCCCATGTTGGGGCAATAAGTGAGAAATCTGTAGGTGAGACATAAATAGTTGCATCCACATAGGTTGGTGTAGCTGCAAGTGAAATGCCCTCTACAAAGCCTGAGAAGTACCCCTCAAACATGTTGAAGGGTAGGTTAGTAATAACTACTGGCTCGCCAAAGAATAGGTTGATAAGGTTGTCTAGTTGGGCAGATGGCATTGTTGGGTTATCGAGTCTAAAAGTAATCTGGTCAAGCTGTGTTCTAGGTGTCGAGCGCAAAGCTAAGTCTCGCTCCACGATATCCTCGACATCTGCAAGGTAACGGATGTTGGAATCGTAGCTCTTTTGATAGCGACCATAAGTAGTAATGGAAGCATCGTCTGTAGCTGAATAGGTGTGGTTGTAGTCATTGCCATAGCGCACAATTTCACTATTGCGAATCTTGCCAATTTGTAGAATGGACTTAACGCTTGATGGCGTTGCGTAATTTGCGTCTAATTGGGTTGAGCCGTTAGCTGCTAAATAGGTGCTTCTATGATCCGCGTCTGCATAGGCTATGCGCCCCTGCTTGTCCTCATAGAGCAGACCTAGTGCGCTATCGGCTATCTGTGTCACTAAGGTCTGTGTGTTGCGGTCTGCTGCGCTAAGATTATCCATCTCATATAGCCCAGTATCGATTTCTCCTAAGCCCACATTTTCTGCATTAGCCCATGTAGTAGTTGGGTCGTAATTAACCCACTGAAGGGCAGGTGCTACTTCTATCCATTCATTAACTAATAAATCCTGAAGGATAATAGAAATCTGCTCACCATCTAGGTCATGAGCTACTGATGCTGTGTATATGGCTTTAGGCAATTTAGCCAAAGCACCTACTGCAAGAATTGAACCAACAGTAACAAAGCCCGTTTCTTCTGGGCTTCTGACAGAAGTTCTAAAATCTGAGACTGTGCCACCAAAGACAGGCACATATACACCAGCACTATCTTTAAGTTCTAGGGTTAAGGAATCGGTTACATCAATGTCAAAAAGAGCATTGGTTGGGTTGATAATGTCCATACGGGCATAACCTGCTTGACATTGCCGATCAATGTCAATGCGACCCGTAGTAACATTAACAGAGGTTACATTTGTATAAACAGTAGTACCTACTGTAATACGCCATTCTGGAAGCCATGTCATGTTGGTAGAAGCAAACTCGATGTTCCACGCCCGACAGCTTGTCGAATAACATCTTCAACAGCGCGGGCTATTGTTTCTGGGTCTCCAATACCTGTATTCACAGTTGTTGCAATGGTTACCCCTGCTGGCAGTTGATTGCCTGTACCTGTTTTTCCCAAACCAACTGTTGATGGCATTGAAGTGGTAGCCCCGCCAGTAGATGTAATGCCCAAAGATGCGTTAGTTGCCCCTGCAAATGGTACAAACCCGCCAAGTGCTGCTCTTTGTGATGCACCTAAAGCATTGAATGCGGAAGCAGCTGAACCAACAAAAGACTTGAAATAACCTTCAAGTGTATCTAATTGCTGTTTGACAGACATAAAGTTAAAGTTCTTAAAAATATCATCTAAAGGCTTGATGCCTGCAAGGGTGCTAACTAACTTTTCTGTGTTCTTCTGAGCATCGTCTAGCAGTTTTGTGTATTTCTCAATCTGGCTTATGTTTTCAGATTCAATAGCCTGCATAAGCTTTAGACGAATACGATCTTCTTCTGAAATCCTGCCCTTTAAGGCTGCCTCAATCTGGATTTTTTGTAGGTCAAAGATTGATTTAGCCTTAGCCAATTTTAACTGATCTTGAGCTGCTTTAGTTTGGGCTATAGTAAGTTTGGTTATTTTAGTCTGATTGGTTAAATATGAGCCTGATTGAATTGGGTTCTTTTGCGCACCTACTTCACTGGCTCTACGAGAAGTTGCGCCAATTCTTGTAATTGCTCCTAATGGGCCAGCGGAAAATGAACGCTGAAATGGTGTAAGCAATAATTCAAAGAAAGACTTTGTTTTGTTATTTATTTCAAATGTGCCAATTTGTGATAAGCCACGAAGGAAATCCGCTAAGTTAGTTGCTGCTCTTTCCATATCATCCGCAAGATCATCAATAGTTGTGTTACCGCCTAAAGTTTTTAAAGAATCAATAAGGCCAAAGCCTATAATTTCTTGAACATTGGCTGAGGCTACACCCAGCTTTGCTATTGATCCTGCAAAAGTATCTGAAGCTGCTTTAGCCGAACCTTTGAAAGTCTGACTCAAATCATCTGTAATTTCTTTAAAAGATTTAGTTTTTAAATCTGCTTTGGATATGCCTACGCCTAAACGAGTAATTGCTGTGTTATTACCCAAAAAGGCACGACCTAAGGCGGTTGTGACTGACCCTAAGTCCTTGCCAGTTGAGGCAGAAATGTCTAACGCAAGATTGAGTAATCTTTGTGATTCGGCAGAATCGCGGGTTGCTACAGCTAGGCTCTGGTAAGCAGGGCGAAGTAAATCATCAACAATTCCAAATTCGCTTTGAAGTCTTTGAATATAGGTCTCAGCCGATGTTGCGGTTCTTTCAAGTCCTACATTCTTTAAAGCCAGAGCAAGTTGTTGCTGTGCCTTCTGATCTGCTGCTGCCGCTTTAACTGAAGCCTTGCCATAAGCAAGAATGGCAGTCGTGCTAAATGCTACGCCAAAAGTTTTAGCAAGGGTTTTGACATTTTTAGTCAAACGGTCTGTTGCTGTGTCTGCTTGCTTAAATGCCTTATTGCCTACAAACTCTGCGGCAATATCAATAACAATGTTTGCCATGAGTTACACCTTTGCTCTCGCGTTTAGTTTGTTGGCAGCAGATTGGATTGCTTTTAAAACTGCTTGTCGGGCTTTGCCGTTGTTTTCTTCATAGGCTCTAAACAAGGCACGACCAGCCATCTTGTCCTTGCCTTTAATTGGTGAGTTATATTTATTAGTTTGATTCTCTACAAAAGAACTGTTAGGTGTCTTGCGACCCATAGTCTCATAAATTGCTCCAGCAGCACTTTTATTAAATACGCGAGCAAGTG